TACCTTTCATATATTCATCATATGAAAACGTTCCTAATTTTATTTTACGACTACTATAATAATTGTGACAGTCAATGAAAATATTATTAATAGGATGATTCTCACTATGAAGGAGATATCTTACTAAACAACCAAAGATTCTTTCAAACGCCATCCTTTCTGTTCGGTTTGTTATAAAATCAATTAATTTTGACAAAGGAAATTTATCATTTAGTCTTGATAAAAAATCATAATTGATAGTAGAAATAGCCCCAAAACATCCGGTCCATCTTTCATGACATCTATGAAACACGAGTAAATTAAGATCTTTATAGGAAGACAAAATTTTATTTTCAACCTCTATTAAATCGTCACCATGTCCCCCAATTTCCCAGAAAAATTTACAAGTATCGGTTGAAAAATCAAAAAATCTATTTATAAAAACACTATCGTGAATAATAACACCAACATCGAACCATTTATATTTAGAAAAATAATAATAAGGTAATAATACACCCCTTCCTATATACTCACTTTGTATAACATTGGTGTTATAAAGATAAGATTCATCTTCCATTAATTCATAATTGCTGTTATCGTCTATAATTACGATTTTATTTTCGGGGTAGAACTGTCTTACGTTTTCATAACATTTTTTCCATAATCTATTATGAGATGGTTCAGAAACATGACGTAGGATAATAAAACCAATAGTTTGGGTAGTCATTGTATATTTATTAAATAATAACAGTGTTTATACTTTTTTATTAAAAAATATATAATGTTTAAATTATCTAACATCCGACAATGGTACGAATGCAGTTTGTCCATTATCAGAAAAGAAGTTAGTATATAATTTTAAGTTATCATCCTTGTTATAAAATTTAACAGGTAGAAAGTTAATATGATGATTAGAGATTACTTCTTTAAACTTATGCGAGTTATTGGGTGTAATGTATGGTCCAGTACCATAAGATGTCATTTTTAAATGTTTAGAAGAGGTAGGTTCTTTATCAATCATTTCAGAAATTTTAGAGCTTTGTAATAAATTAGTATTGCTAAAAAGGTTTATAATATTCAATATATCTGTTTCACATTTGTCTATGCATGCGTATTTATTAATATTTGGAACATAAGACTGGTCAACTATAATAACAATCTTCCCCATAATATCTGAAAGTTTGTGATTAGAAGACAAATTACCAGAGAACAATTTGTTTTTCATACCACTACCCATAATATGATTTGCGATAAGTTCGAAAATATTGTGATCATGTGCTTTAATACGTAAATGAATAAAAAGAGGATCGTCTGAATTAGGAGTAGGTGAAGTGAAAGCTTGTATAGCGATAAATTTACATACGTCAATAAGAGGAATATAATTAGAATCTATATAGTTATAAGATTCATATGATGAGTACCCAACTACCGGTTTTTTATCTAAATAATAAATTTCAAAATCAAAAAATCGGCAACCATTATTGAGTACATATTGTATCTGATCTAAAGAGACATCATAACTAGTGGTAACACAGCTATTCCATGAGCTTAATACAGTATATTCTTTTATAGGTAATTCGGTTTTACTACAAGATGCGATAGTAGGAAGTGATTCAAAAGGTTCATATGTAGGAATTATAGAAGACATATTAATTGGACGACCATCAACAATATTATAAATGATATTGAAAGAAAATAATGTGATAAATATAATAAGGATCTTATGTAGAAAAGGCATATATAATTTCACGATTAAATAATATAATATATAATAAAGTTATATTTTATAGAAAATGGCGGGCGGATTACTAAATTTAATAGCAATTGGAAATGCGAATTTATTTTTAACAGGAAATCCAACAAAAACATTTTTTCGGACATCTTATGCAAAACATACTAATTTTGGAATGCAAAAGTTTCGTATAGATTACAGTGGTACTCGTGATTTGCGTTTGACAGAACCATCAAAGTTTACTTTCAAAATACCTAAGCATGCAGAATTAGTAATGGATACATATTTAGTAATGACATTACCTGATATATGGAGTCCAGTGTATCCACCAACAAGTGATACAAGTAATAATTATGTTCCTTATGAATTTCGTTGGATAGAAGATTTAGGTGCACAAATGATACAAGAAATAGAAATAAGATGTGGAGGATATGTATTGTCACGTTATACAGGTGATTATTTAAGCGCAGTGATAGATAGAGATCATACAAAAGAAAAAAAAGAGTTATTCAATGAAATGTCTGGAAACACAAAAGAGATAAATAACCCAGCTATGTGTAATGGTAGACAAAACGTGTATCCAAACGCATACTTTATAGACGGAAAAAGTAATACATCAGTAGGTATAGAACCGTCAATCAGAGGACGAAACATTTATGTTCCCCTAAATGCATGGTTTACAAATGATAGCAAATGTGCATTCCCGATGATAGCATTACAATATAATGAACTAGAAATAGAGGTATCGTTACGACCGATTCAACATTTATTCCAAATAAGAGATGTATTCGATAATGAAAATAGTTACCCGTATATAAAGCCTGACTTTAATGAAGATCGTTTTCAAATGTACCGTTATTTACAGTCACCTGAGAAAAGTAATATTTTACATCATAGTGCGTATCAACAAAAAATAAATACATGGAATGCTGATATTCATTTAGTAAGTACATATGTATTTTTATCAAAAGAAGAAGCGAAACAGTTTGCATCAGAAGATCAAGTATATTTAGTAAAAGATGTATATCGTTATCGTCATGATAATATTCACGGAAATAAGAAAGTAAAAATAGAGAGTACTGGAATGGTATCGTCGTGGTTATGGTATTTTCAACGAAATGATGTTAATATGAGGAATGAATGGACGAATTATACTAATTGGCCATACAAGATGTTACCTCAAAATGTTAGAGAAGCACCAAATAGTGTTATAATTCGTAATGACGTAAATGGGAATAAACTAATCAATAATAGTATTTATATAACAGGTGAATATAATGCTGAAAATCACAAACAGATAATGCAAAGTATGGGAATAGTATTAGATGGCAAGTATCGTGAGAATACATTACCTCGTGGTGTATTTGATTATATAGAAAAGTATGCTAGAACTTCTGGTTTTGCAAAAGAAGGTTTATATTGTTACAATTTTTGTATTGATTCGAGTTCTCGTGTATACCAGCCATCGGGTGCTATAAATTTAGGAAAATTTAGAAATGTTGAATTAGAGTTTAATACACATGTTCCCAAAATTGACGAGAGTAATTCTAGTTTCGAAATATTATGTGACGATGACGGAAGTATACCTATATTTCGAAAGTCAAATTGGAAACTACATGAATACTCTTACAATTTAGTGTTATTTGAAGAAAGATATAATATAATGTCTTTTATGGGTGGAAATTGTGGATTAATGTACGCTAGATAATAACACGTCTTGTTGTGTTATGTATATTTAATTTTAATATACATAGTAATATAATGGACAATATAGAAGATTCAACTATAAAGGAAAGAATAAAAGAAATATATAATGAAAAAGAAAAAAAAGAAGGATTTTCTACTTATTTTACACCAAATGAACATGATGCAAAAGATAGTAAATTAAAGATGCCAAATGTTTTTGATAGTATAGCAAAAAAAATAGAAGCGAAATCATTGTCAACTACATCCGGGAATAATAGCACTGGCACTGGTAATGGCACTGGCACTGGACAACCTGGTGATGGTAAAAAAGAGAAAGAAAAAAACCCTAATTTTATGGAATCTGAGACAGGTATAAGGTTTAAACAATATTTTAAACAAGTGAGTATATTTGAAAAAATGGCAGACTTTAATTTTTCGGCATTATTTTCATATGATAAAAATAAAGATTTTGCTGATCAAGAATTATTGAAATCATGGCAAACCTTATTTGAGTTTTTGTTATATTTTATTCCAACTCTTATAGCGATGGGAGTATACGAAATAGTTAATTTATTTCCAGTTACTCCTGAAACAACAGAATACAAACATACACATAGTCATGATCATGATCGGGAATCACATATACATGATCATGAACATACTAATACAGATTGGAATAAATTTTATAAAAACCGTGCTTCCGATAAAAAAGTAATAATAGGTTCGGCATATGAATATTTGTATATATTTGTAGCAGTGTATATAGCATATGTGTTAATTTATAAGTTCAACAATGAAGAAGGATTAGTCCCTATTGAAAAATTCTTAACGTTTGATGAAAATTTCGTAGACTCTATATTAAGGATTGTGTTTATGTATTTAACTGCACTACCTACTTTATTTAGGTTGGTATTGATAGGTATAAAACATGGTTTAGAATATACAGGCATAAGTGAGTACCCAACTTTGAACTTTTTCTCGTTATACTTAGTGGCATATTTATTTTGCTTTTTGTTTTTAAATAAAATGGGGAAAATGTTTTTGGATATTTTTAATTGGGAGTCAGATGATTTGGTAATAATGTTTATTGGTATTGGTGTGTTATTGTCGTTCGTTCAGTTTTTTGGAGAATTATTTTTAAACCCGAATTTAAATAAGTTTTTATTAGCACTATTATTTGCAATAGGAGGTATAGTATTTATAATAATATTTATAGTGCATATTACAGTATCTATTAGTTTAGCACCGCTAGCACAAGGGATATTTATAATATATGTACTATTTACTATGGTGTCTGGACCTAGTGATATAGTAGGATACATATCTAGTTTCTTTGGTGGTTCGTCAAAGCTATATCAGTTTGCAACCGAATATATAAATAAAAGTAAGAACCATGATAAATCAGACAATTCCTTTTTTGGTAATTTAGATTATTATGCAAATATTTTTATTTATGACTATTTTTTTATATTCATACAATGTGTGTTTTTCTTGAGTAAATCAATTAGCTTCTTTCAAGAGTTAAAAGTAGATTCAATTAGAAATGTATTTGGATCTATAAATATATATTTATTTTTATTATTGTTTGTAATTTTCGTATCATCTCTGTTGTATAATGTCCCAGAATTTTGGGAATTATTTAAAGAGAAAAACGATTCAGAAGTAAATGTCTCGTCAAATGAATAAGTATTCATAGGATAAAATAATTTAAAGTATTAGTTAAATTATTTTTATTATGGGGAAAAAACCGTATCGTCCGTTTGTAAGTATATGTACACCAACATTTAATCGTAGACCGTTTATACCGTCTATGATACAATGTTATAGGAATCAAAAATATCCGAAGAACAGAATGGAATGGATTATAATTGACGATGGTACAGATCCGGTTGAAGATATAATAATGCAAGCTAATATTCCGGAAATCAAGTATTTTCGTTATGAAAAAAAAATGACATTGGGAGCAAAACGGAATTTGATGCATACAAAAACAAAAGGTTCAATAATTGTATATATGGATGATGATGATTATTATCCACCAGAAAGAGTTACTCATGCGGTGGAAACTTTACAGAAGAATAAACAAGCATTGTGTGCTGGTTCTAGTGAAATTTACGTCTATTTCAAACATATAAATAAAATGTATAAAGGAGGTCCATATAATAGTAACCATGGTACGGCAGCGACATTTGCGTTCCGTCGTGAATTGTTAGACCAAACTGAATATGATGACAATGCATCAGTTGCGGAAGAAAAGGGTTTTTTAAAAAATTATACAATACCATTTGTACAATTAGATCCGTTTAAAACCCTTTTGGTATTTTCACATGAACATAATTCATTTGACAAAAAAAAATTATTAAACGGTGGTTCAAAACTGTTTGACGAGTCAAATAAAAAAATAGAAGACTTTATAAGAAATACATCGGAGAATGATCTTAAGGAGTTTTTCCTAAATACTATGCCAAATAAATTAAGCGAATACAAGGAAGGTGATCCTTCTCTTAAACCGGACGTAGAGGATCATATAAAACGCATAGAAGCCGAAAGGAAAAAAATGCAAGAAGAAGCAAAAGCGAACTCTAATCCAAGTATACGTATTGAAACACCTGGTGAACCAACAAAAACACTAAACATGCAACAAGTTTGCGATTTAATAAAAAAACAACAAGCTCAAATAGAACAGTTTAAAAACCCAAATAACATAAAAGTACAATATGTATCAATGGATGGAAACAAGTTAACTATGAATATAGAAGAGTTATGTAAATATTTAAAAGAAAAAGAAATAAAAGTAAGACAGTTGGAAAACCAGGGAACACCTAAAATATGTATAACAGATATATCAGGTGAAAAAACAACAATGACATTACAAGAAAGTAGTGAGCATATAAAAAAACAAAATGATACTATTAAAGATCTCTATAAAAAGATAGAACAATTAGAATCTGAAAATAGCCAAATAAACACTTATTTAAGTATACAAAAAGAAAGGATGATAATACCGTCTATAATAGAAGGATCTTCATCTCCAACTGGTAATAATGTTAAAAAGAGTTGTCAATGTAAACATAAATGTTCTTGTAAATGAATAACTAATTAGTCACCTTGATCACTTTCATCTACTATTATAATTTCATCCTTTTTTCCGTTTTTATCTAAAAACCGATACATTCTTTTAATATCCAAGATATCAATATTAAACCTTTGTAATTCTTCTATAATATTGTTATCAGTATTTAAAAAGTAATTTTCTCCATAGATCATTCTTAATTCATTAAAAAATGCGATAATATCTTTTTTGTCTAAATTTATTTTTTGAGTAATGTTATGTAGAAACAATTGATTATTATATTCGGTAGAATATTTGGTAAGAACTTTTGTAAATTCAATATTTTCTTTCGGAATATCTAAAGTATAGTCATCAAACGTTTTGTGGAACATAGAATTATTATGAAACGTTTTTATTAATGAAGTCATTTCATTAAACTGCCATATTTGACTTTGAAAAGTAATTCTTCCAATATAGTCAGCAAAGCACATATTATCTAATAATTTAGTGTAAAATGGAAAAGATTTGTCACTTGAAAACTTAGACAATACAGATCCAATATTTTCATGCCATAATAATGCAACTGTAGTACGATCAGTCTCGTTCATAAAAACATTATGCTCTTTAATATCAACGTCTTTATGAAACAACTTCCATGTGATTGTTTTTGTATCTTCATTATACATCTTTACATGGAATATACGATTTAAAATGTTAGGACACACTAATTCGGGCTTATTGTTCCAAAGATTTTGTAAAAAAATTAGCTTTCTTAAATCGCCTTGTATATAATTTAGAATGTCTTGTTTAAAGTCACATGACCAAGAATAGAACGGAGGTAAAATATGTTCTAATAATTTACTAATTTCTTGTTGATTTGGAGATAATAACTCAAATGTGTGACAAACCTTCATAAGTTCTTTAATTTTTTTGTCTTTTTCGTTATTACCTATACAGATAATAGGATTAGCTGTCGTGTTTTCAAGTTTCTGTTTTTTTGTTTTTTTTTGACGTATCAGTTTAATAAGAGCGTCAATGCCTCCTTTATCTCCATTATTCATTGCGTCAATTTCATCCATAATTATTGCTATTTTTCGTTGTTTGCGATTCATTAAATCCAATACATTTCGGTTAGATACGTGATTATTGTCTATGTTATGAAACAAAGATTTATTGCGAACATCTCCGGCATCGTACAAAATAACATCGTATTCCATTTCTTTTAAAATATTTTTAATAAAATTAGATTTTCCACATCCTGATGATCCATGAATATAAATACCTTTCTTAGTAATATTACTAGGATACTGTTCAAAGGATTTTAATATGTCAATAATTTTCATTTTAATTTCGTTTCGGTTTAACACTTCATTTAAAAAAGTTGAAGATAACATAATAATTATTTATTATAATTACTATGATTATTCTTTTATAATATTTAACGAATTATTTTCCAAATGAACTGAAATCTGCTGTTCGAGGAATATATGTTGGTACATTTCTTATATTAGAATTAGGATCTCCTCTTCCTCCGTAGGTTCCTCCTCTTCCTCCTTTTATATTAGGTCCTTCGTAAGAATTTTGATAACCTCTGTTCTCGTTGTCGATTGGTCTCAACAATGCATTTCCAACATTACCTGCTATATCTCTTGTTGCACCAAATACATCACCAATTGTATTTTTTGTAAAATTACCAACATCTCCAACTGTACCCTTTATACCACTTGCTGTATCCCGAAGAAGGTTAGTTGTACCTGCAGCAGTGTCCCGTACTAATTTATCTGTACCGCTACCAGTGTCTCTTATTAAACTAGTGGTACCTTCTCCTGTAGAACGTAATAGTGATTTTGGATCATTTCCACTTCCGCCTCCACTTCCGCCTCCATTTCCACTTCCTTTTCTTGACCCTTGTTCAGGATATGATGGACACGAAGGGCATACTGGTGGTACTACTTGTGTTTTTAAAATGTAGTCATTATTTACTCCGTTATCACTGCCTCCTCTATTACCAAACAAGTCTTGAATGCTTTTAAACATACTAATTGTTTCCTTTATGTTTTTTATATCATCTGCTACTTTGGATGCACACGAACTTTGTAATGAAGATCCACCTTCAGTATCATTTTCGGTACTTACATGTGAACTGAGATCATCATATGTAACATTGTCAATTGTAAGTTTTTGGTTTTGGTCAAATAAAACCGCCCTAAATGTTTGATCTTCTTTTTTTCCATAAATTATAATTTTTCCACCTTCATAACTAACATCAGTATATAAGTCACCTTTATTGTATTTATATCCGTTGTTTGATTGGAATGTTTCAACACTAGTAGTTCCAGTATTATTATTTACATTAGAAAATGGTGAACTTCCAGTTGGATATATATTGACTCCTGTGTAATTATAATGATGTATTTCAGTATCTTCAAAATAGTAAGTAGTACGATGTTTATTTGTACGTAAATTCATAACATGAATAAATGTCCCTTTTTGCAAAGGTACATGCAAAATACTATAAAATTTGTCAAAACTTGTGTATACAAAGTTAGATCCAGAACTAGAAGAGCTACCACTCGTTGTGAAAGATTCTTTAAAGTAACTGAATGAAGTAAAACCTTCCATCTCTGCAGTAGACAAGCCAGGAGCAGCAGTCCCGCCAGGAGGAGCAGCAGGACCGCCAGGAGCAGCAGTCCCGCCAGGAGGAGCAGCAGTCCCGCCAGGAGGAGCAGCAGTCCCGCCAGGAGGAGCAGCCG